GCAACAATTATCAAATCAGAGTTGGAGATCTTTTGAGTGTTGCTGGTGTTCCTACAACACGGCAAGTTATCGCTGGCACCAGTTTAACGGGTGGTGGTCAACTTTCTAGCAATGTAACGCTTAGTGTTGCCACTGGTGGTATTACAAGCACACAGCTAAGTGCCACAGGCGTTACTGCTGGATCTTATGGTGATGCCACAAATATTCCTGTATTTACGGTTGATGCAAATGGTCGCGTAACAGCCGCATCAACGATTGCCGCAACCATTTCTGGCTATGTTCCTGTTACACGACAAGTGATTGCTGGCACTGGTTTAACAGGTGGTGGTGCATTAAACAGCAACGTAACGCTTGTTGCCAATCTTTCTGATAGCACACCATTAGCTGGATTAACTACTGGATCTGCTGGTACAGCAACGTCTATTTCACGATCAGATCACAAGCATCCGCAAGTTGATTTATCTAGCGACAGTCAAGTTACAAATATATTGGGATTGAGTCATGGCGGCACTGCAAAAAGCATTGTACCGATGGCAGGTGCTGTTGTTTGGTCTGGTGCTGACGGTCTTTATGTCAGTCCTGCTGGAACGGCTGGGCAAGTTTTAGTTTCTGGCGGTAGCGGTGTGCCTACTTGGGGTAACACGGTTTTAATATCTGATCAACCGGCTAATGTTGTTTATGCTGGTCCTGCAAGCGGATCTGCTGCACCAACAACGTTTCGTTCATTAGTTAATGCGGATTTACCGTCCTCTGGCGTAACTGCTAATACTTATGGATCTTCAACATTAGTTCCTGTTATTACAGTCAATTCTAAAGGCGTTGTTACTAGTGTTACGACTTCATCAATAATTGGCACATTGTCATATCAAGGTGGTTGGAACGCATCAACAAACGTACCTGCGTTGGTATCCAGCGTTGGTACTAGCGGTTATTATTACGTTGTTACGACTGCGGGATCCACAAACTTAAATGGTATTACTGATTGGGCAATAGGTGATTGGGCAATATTTAATGGTACGGTTTGGCAAAAGATTGATCAGACTAATACGGTCACGTCAGTAAACGGTCAAACTGGTGCAGTTAGCGTTGGCACGGTGACTTCTGTTGCAATGACGGTACCAACTGGGTTATCAATTAGCGGCACACCAATCACAACGTCTGGTACTTTAGCGTTAACCTTTGCATCTGGTTATTCAATTCCAACGGACGTTAATCAAACAAATTGGACAACAGCTTACACACAAACACAGCAATGGAATGGCGGTAGTACGAATTTAGTAGCGGCTACAGGCAGAACATCGCTGGGTGGCACGACTGTTGGTCAGAGCATGTTCACGCTTGTCAATCCAAGTGCAATCACGTTTCCAAGATTTAACGCAGATAACACGGTCAGTGCTTTAGATGCAGCATCATTTAGAACCGCTATTGGCGCAGGAACGAGTTCGACTACGGGAACAGTAACAAGCGTAAGTGGTACCGGAACTGTTAACGGCATTACATTGACTGGAACTGTAACTAGTTCTGGAAGTTTAACGCTTGGTGGAACATTAAGTGGCGTTAGTTTAACAACGCAAGTATCTGGAACGCTTCCTGTCGCTAATGGTGGTACAGGTACAACAACGCCTGCTTTGGTTGCTGGGACAAACATAACAATCACTGGTACATGGCCAAATCAAACTATTAACGCTACAAGCGGAAGTAGTGGGACGGTGACATCTGTATCTGTTGTCAGTGCAAATGGTTTTGCAGGAACTGTTGCAACCGCTACAACAACACCAGCTATAACATTGACTACAAGTATCACTGGGGTTCTTAAAGGTAACGGCACAGCTATTTCTGCGGCTGTTGCTGGTACAGATTATCAATCAGCGCAAAGCGTGACTGGAATGGTTAAGTCAAGTGGTACAACCAGATCTGCGGCTACATCTGGCACAGATTATAGTGCGGGGACTTCAGCACTTGTAACAGGTATTTTAAAAAGCACAACAACAACTGGTGCATTGACGATTGCTGTTGCCGCAGACTTTCCAACACTTAATCAAAACACAACAGGCACAGCGGCTAATTTAACTTCGGCAACCACATTGCCAAGCGGTATGACTTTAGTCGCACCCATATTAGGAACGCCTGCGAGTGGAACTCTTACAAATTGTACAGGTTATACTTATGCAAATCTGAGTGGTACAGTTCCTACATGGAATCAAAATACCACAGGTACAGCGGCAGGGTTATCTACTACTTTATCAATTGCATCTGGCGGTACAAATAGCACAGCTACTCCTACGGCTGGTGGTGCGGGTTATGGTACAGGAACAGCGCATGCTTATACAGCTGCTGGAACAGCAGGTCAGGTGTTAACATCGGCAGGCGCAAGCGCACCAACGTGGAGTGGTATTAACGGAGGAACATTCTAATGATTGGCGAGTTAATCACTAAAGTATTTGATGAGCGCAATGCAAGTCATGCAAGGCATTGGACAACTGATTCTTATGCACAGCATCAGGCATTGGGCGAGTTTTATGATGAATTGATAACACTAATTGATAAATTTGTTGAAGCACAAATAGGAACTTTTGGTAAAATTGAAGAAATTCCAAATGATGATCCACATATTGAAAAGCTCATTCGTGACAATTTATCTTGGATAAATGACAATCGCAGTGAATTATCAAACAATGTGCCAGCACTTGAAAACATATTAGACGAACTAGCGGGTTTGCACATGTCAACCCTATTTAAACTTGAAAATTTGAGGTAACAACATGGCAGCTACTGGTTACACACCAATTCAGCTTTATCGAACATCGACTTCTGGTGCATCTCCTACGTCTGGAAATTTAACTGCTGGTGAGCTTGCAATCAATTACAACACCGCTGATATGTCGGTTTGGGCATTAAACACAGGTGGATCTGTAATAAGATTGATGAACAATCCTGCGGGTTTAAAGTATCCAACAGTGGATGGTACGGCTAACTATGTTTTAAAAACAGACGGTGCAGGTACATTATCTTGGACTCCACAAGCATCTGGAACTGTAACATCAGTAAGCGGTACAGGAACGGTAAGTGGTTTGACATTATCCGGCACAGTAACCTCGTCGGGCAGTTTGACGTTAGGAGGTTCAATTACTGGGTTTTTACCTACCGCTGGCGGCACGATGACGGGTCTATTGACCACGAAAGAGTTAGCGTTAACTAAGACCGCACCAAGTATTTCAGCGGGAGTTTTGACTTTAGATTGCTCATTATCTAATACGTTTGCTGTTAGTTTAAACGCTGCAATTACTTCATTTACAGTTAGTAATATCCCAACATCGGGCAGTTACTATGAGTTTAATTTAGAGTTTACAGCAGATGGTACAGCGCGTGCTGTAACATGGACTTTCTCAAGCGTTGCAGTTAAATGGCCTGGTGGTACAGCTCCTACGCTAACAAGCACAAACGGTAAAAAAGACACCTTCGTATTCTACACTTATGATGCAGGTACGACTTGGCTTGGCTTCGTTGCAGGGCAAAACCTATGAGCCTTTTAAAAGTTGCAGGAACAACTGCGTCTAGCGGTACACTCTACGTCGATGACGTATTCTCCACTTGGCTATACACCGGCAACGGCTCAACGCAAACCATCACTAACGGCATTGACTTGGCTGGGAAAGGTGGGTTGGTTTGGATAAAGTCACGAAGCGCAGCGACAGACCATAAGTTAACAGATACTGTCCGTGGTGTTACAAAAGCATTAATCAGCAGTACAATAGGCGTAGAAACTACAGATTCAACAGGGTTAACAGCTTTTAGTTCAACTGGATTTTCTATTGGTACAGATTCAGTTTATAACACTAATGCGGCAACCTACGCCTCATGGACATTCCGCAAGCAGCCTAAGTTCTTTGATGTAGTTACTTATACGGGGAATGGAGCAAACCGCACTATTGCTCACAACCTTGGCTCTGTGCCTGGTTGCATTATTGTTAAGCGCACAGATGCTACTGGAGGGTGGGGCGTATATCACAATGGCCTTACATCAGCCGCTTATAGGTTGCTATTAAACTCAGCGGCAATACAAGTAAGTGATGTTGGTTATTGGAATTCGACTAATCCTACAAGTACCGTTTTTTCAATAGGAAATACTGCTGATGTTAATGCTTCTGGCGGGACTTACATAGCTTATATTTTTGCCCATAATAGTGGGGGATTTGGGCTTACTGGAACAGACAATGTAATTAGCTGTGGTAGTTTCACTGTTGTTAGCGGCGCAGCTAGTGTTACTCTGGGCTATGAGCCTCAGTTCATTATGTATAAAAACAAGTCAGGCACTAGTGATGATTGGACAATAATGGACAATATGCGCGGGTTTAATAGCGCAACTTATCAACCAGCATTGTTTCCAAATAAATCAAATGCAGAATCTTTTGGGTATGCTTTGGCAAACGCTACTGGATTTACCACATCTGGTGCTACTGATGCCAACTACATCTACATAGCCATCCGTCGCCCAAACAAGCCACCTACAACGGGGACGCAGGTGTTTAGTCCTGTTGCTTCATCTTCATCGGGAAATCAAACTACTAATTTTCCTGTAGATATGATGATGATTGGAGATAGAAATGGTGTAAATTATGGTGCTATCTTTGATTTTGATAGATTGAGAGGAAATTCGCCTTATTTAACAACACAGTCAACTGCTGCTGAAAGTATAGCGCTAGGTTCATCTCCAGTAAGTTTTACTTCCAGTAATGCTAATACCGGATTTTCGGAAACATTTCTTGGTGCGGTGTCAAAAATTTATTGGACCTTCAATCGCGCCCCCGGATTCTTTGATGAGGTTTGCTATACGGGCGCACCAACAGCGTATTCGGGACGTTCAATATCTCACAATTTAGGTGCAGTGCCAGAATTGGCAATTTTTAAAGCTAGAAGTGCGGCAGCAACTTCTTGGAGCGTAGGCGGTTTTAATAACTGCGACGGGACAGGTTTGATTCTTAACACAACAGCAGCCTTTAATGCTAGTGGACCGTTATTTGGAGGAGCTACGTACAATACAGCAACGAGTATGTATATTAGAAAAAGCACTGGAGCATCATTTGATGTTGATGCGTCAGGTGTAACCTATGTCGCCTACCTATTCGCCACCCTCGCTGGCATATCCAAAGTAGGCTCTTACACAGGTAATGGAACTGGACAAGCGATTGCGTGTGGCTTTGGTTCTAGTGGTGCGAGGTTTGTTTTAATTAAGCGTACAGACTCTACAGGTGATTGGTACACATACGATTCGGCTCGTGGCTTAACAAGTGGCTCAAGTCCATACTTACTGCTTAACAGCACAGCCGCAGAGGTGACAGGTAATAACGGTGTGTACGCATCATCGGGTGGTTTTACACTGGGTGCAACGGCAATAACAACGACCAATATAGCAACAGCAACATACATCTTCTTAGCAGTGGCATAGGACATATCAATGGCAAACTATATCAATTTACAAACACACCAAGTTAGCACGGAATCTGAAATCCGTGCAGCACATCCTAATACTTCTTTCCCCGTACCTTTTACAGTAGAAGGCTACTCGTGCGTGTTTGATGCGCCTCAACCAGACTACGATAAGTACACACAAACTATTGCGCAAGGTGTTCCTGTAGAGGCTCTGCCTAATCACTGGGAGCAAACATGGATAGTTTTAGACCTCAACGCAGAGCAACTTGCTGAAGCGCAGGCGCAAAAGATTGAAGATGAGAAAGCAAAAATCAAAGCAGAGATTGCAGCACTAGAAGATTCAGTCACACCACGCAGACAGCGCGAAGCCATACTTAGTATCGACACAACATGGCTTGCAGATATTGAAATTCAAATTGGTCAACTCAGACAACAATTAGCGGAGTTATAGACATGGGTAAAATACTTAAAGCATGGAACTATATCCAAGCAAGATTAAAAGAACCTTCAACACACGCGAGTGTGGCGGCACTCGCTACGATGGCGGGTATGAATATTGACGCAGGTCCTGTGCATGATGGCTTGACTGCGGCTGGTGTATTGTTTGGTGTGATTGGATTATTTACATCAGAAGGTAATTAATATGACTAAACTATCTGAGCATTTTAGTGAAGAAGAATTCATGTGCCACTGCGGATGTGGTGAGAAGCACATTAACCCAAAACTCATTGAACTCTTAGAGCGCATTCGTGCATCCTTTGGTAAACCTATTAAAATTGTTAGTGGGCATCGCTGTGAGAAACACAATAAAGAGTGTGGTGGTAGAGAACATAGTCAACACCTGCTCGGTAACGCAGCAGACATTCAAGTAGAAGGTATAACCGCTGTTGAAGTACAAGAATACCTCATGAAACATTATGACAGTGATTGCCGAGGACTTGGGCGCTATAAATCTTTTACGCACATTGATGTACGTGATGGTAAAATCGCACGCTGGAACGGATAATAAACAGGATTAGACATGGACATTAATCGCGAGAGTTTAAAGGCACTTTTCTTGGAGGCTCTGCAAGAGCATCATGAAGAAGTTATTGATTCTCATGCATCACATCACGAATGGATTCAGGAAAGAATAGAAGCTGAAAAGTTAAAGAAAGAAATGCTTAAAAAAGTAACAGAAGCCGCAATCCAATGGTCAGTTGCTGGTCTTTTAGGCACGGCAGCTTATTGGATGCAAACGCATTTTAAGCCATAAAAGATAGACTACACGCGGTACAAATACTATAATTTACTAAAAATGTGCCTGCTGCAACAGCTCGCTTATGATCACTTGGAGTCATTATGAGCAACAATAGCAGCGTAACATACACAACACTACTTACAGACCTTCGACGATACCTAGAGCGTGGTTTCACGCAAGAGTCTGATCCATACGTTTATGAGCAACTACCTCGGCTTATAACGCTTGCTGAACGCAGAATTTCCCGTGAGCTTAAAGTCACAGGATTTATTGTGCCAGTCACCACAACATTACCTGCTGGCGTATCAGTTTACCCAAAACCTGATAGATGGCGTGAAACGGTTTCCATGCACATTGGCACTAATGCAATTCACGGCAGATCCTATGAGTATATTCGCAATTACTGGCCTGACAGTGAAGAAACTGGCACACCAGAGTATTACACTGATTATGATTATTTCCATTGGTTAATTGCGCCAACACCTGCTACTGATACCACCATAGAGATCCTTTATTACGAGCAACCTCGTTTTCTTGGCGAAGAAACTCAAACAAACTTCATTACCGACTTTGCGCCAGATTTATTGCTGTACGGTACGTTACTTGAAGCAGCACCTTATCTAAAAAATGATGCACGCTTGCAAACTTGGCAAACGCTTTATGATCGTGCAGCGCAATCACTTAATGGCGAAGATCTGCAACGCATTCTTGACCGAACTGCAATTAGGAATAAAGCATAATGACTACATCATACAATTACGTTTTTGGCGGTGCTACCGTCTATCCATCGGAAGTCAGCTACGAAGCATTAACACTGACAGCAAACGTACAATTAAGTTGGCCGGAAGAAACTTCTGCGTCAAGCAATCTTGCCGCTAAGATTATTGATATTCAAACCACGACGGCTGCCTTAAAGATTCTGCTTCCTGATGCACAAAAAGCAGGAACTGGTCAGACAATCTTATTCAACAATATTGGCACGCAAACTATCATCATTGCTAATTATGATGGAACACAAGTGGTGTCGATTGCCACTGGGACACTGTGGCAAGTTTATTTAACAAACAATTCAACATCTGCTGGCGTATGGCGTTCACTGCAATATGGTGCGGCTACTTCACAAACTAATGCATCATCATTAGCTGGAACAGGTATTGTTGCAGTTGGTACAGTATTATCTCAGTCTGTTCCGATAACCACATTTAATACAACAGGATTTACATTAGGCACGACAGATCGTGCAAAAATGTATAACTGGACTGGTGCAGGAGGTATAGTCACGCTTCCATCGGCTGCAACGGTTGATAATTGGTTTATTTATTTGCGAAATTCTGGAACGGGTGCAATTGTTGCCACGCCAGCAGGAACAAACACAATTGATGGTTTATCATCATTAAGTTTTCAACCCAGTGAATCAGCAATTATTGCCTCTGATGGCAGTAACTTTTACACCATAGGATTTGGTCAACCTGCGACATTTGCGTTTGATTACACGTCTATTGCTGTAGCAGGCACTGGCACCTATACACTTTCTGGATCTGAATTAAATCGAGTTGCTTACAATTTTACTGGATTATTAACCGGAAATCGCACCATTATTGTTCCGCCAACGGTACAACAATATTGGATAACCAATAGTACGACAGGTGCCTATACGTTTACAGTCAAAACAGCGGCTAGTGCTGGCGTTACGATTACACAAGGTCAACGTGGTATTTACTACTGCAATGGCACTGATTTTCTTATTGCCGATACTGCTTCTATTGCACTTCCAATTGATATTTCGCAAGGTGGTACTGGCGCATCAACTGCGGGTGGCGCACTAATCAATTTAGGTGGTGGATCCACTGGTATTAGTATTTTTTCTGCTGTTACTCAGACTAATGCATGGACTGCGTTGGGTACTGCTCAGTCTGGCAATGTCAATGGTGGGACGTTCTAATGAGTACCATCATCTTAAAGTCAGATCCTGGCATTAAACGTGACGGAACCAAGTTTGAAGGTAATGCTTACGTTGATGGCCAGTGGGTTCGCTGGCAACGTGGTCTTCCACGCAAGATTGGTGGATTTAGATCAACAACCAAATATTTGCCAGAAAAAAGCACGGGTTTAACTAATATAAATAAAGGCGATTTTGTTTATGTTCATTCTGGATCGGCTACTGAGCTAAATAGACTCACCATTGATGCAAGTTATAACAGCTCGATTATTACGAGTAGAACACCAATAGCGGTTGTATCAACTGGAAGTGTAACTTTAACTGGTGGTGCTGCTGGCGTTGTTAGCATGATTACCATAAATGGCGTAGATATTATGTCTGCGCCTGTTTTATATGTGACCAGCTTGTCTGCTACTGCAACGGCTGTTGCGGCAAACATTACGGCTTACACGTCTTTTCCAAATTATGCTGCAACCGCAGTTGGCACAACTATTACGATTACATCCACTAACACTGGATCTATTTATAACGGTTATGTAGTCGTTGCAACCACAACAACGATTACCACTACAAAAGTGGATATGTCTGGTGGATCTGAAGCATTAATTGAAGATTCCGACAACAAGTGGATGTTTGACTATCAGTATGATTCATCAACGACTGCTAACTCAATATTGGCGCATTGCGCACCGAATAACTCTTATGCAACTAATGACACCGTAGGACAAATATTTTATGGCGATGCATTTGGCACAGTACCACTTAAAGACATTCGACTTCCAACAGGTGCTAATGTGGCTGGTGGCATCGTATCGCTTCATCCATATCTTTTTTACTATGGTGGTGATGGTATTGTTGGCTGGAGTGTTGCTGGTGACTTCACAGATCTATCAGGTTCTGGCTCTGGCATTGCGCGTCCTTGGGGTACAAAAATAATAAAAGGCATGCCGCTGCGTGCTGGTAGCGGTAACGCTCCTGCTGGTCTATTTTGGGCGTATGACGCTGTTATTCGTACAACCTTTACTGGTGGCGCAACTGTGTTTCAGTTTGACGTTATAGCCACAGGCACGTCAATTATTTCACCAGATTCTGTTGTGGACTATGACGGTATTTATTATTGGGTTGGTGTTGATCGGTTTATGATGTTTAACGGTGTGGTGCGTGAAGTAGCAAACCTAATGAACCTAAATTATTTCTTTGAAGGTATCAATCAAAACGAACGTCAAAAAGTGTTTGGATTTAAGGTACCTCGATTTGGTGAGATTTGGTGGTGTTATCCTCGTGGTGATGCAACCGAGTGTACACATGCTGTTATCTACAATGTGCGTGAGCAAACTTGGTATGATACTGAATTACCAAACGCAGGCAGAACATCGGCAACGTATAGCAATTTATTTGTTGCGCCAATTTCAGCCGGTCTTGATGCAGTCAATAATGATTACCATGTCTGGATTCATGAAAAAGGTGTTAATCAAATTTATGAAAACACCATACTACCTGTTTATAGTTCATTTGAAACTGGCGATTTATCATCAATGGCACAAGGCACATCAAACTGGATTGAAATTTCTATTATTGAACCAGACTTTGTGCAAAGCTCTGACATGACGGTACAAGTAATTGGTCGTTCTAACGCTCGCGCACCAGAAGTTTACGGAACTATTTATGCATTTCCAGATACTGCTGAGGCAACTTATCAACAAATCGTCACATTAAAAGAACAACGTAGAGAATTAAGACTTCGATTTGAGTCCAATGCAATTGATGGTGATTATCAAATGGGGCAGATTATTGCGCATATTGACGTTGGCGACGGTACGGTGACAGGATGATTAGAATTACATTACCAACTGGATTACAACTTCAAGACTGGGCAGATCAACTGTCACTTGATTTGGATCCTTATGGTGCAATTAGAAGATTAAATGACATACAAAAATGGCAGGATTGGGCAGTACAATTTGTGAGCAGTACGACATTGCCACAAAATGCACCGAATCCGTATAACTTTGATGATTGGCAAGAATGGGCAGAGCGTTTCTGCGAGGTAACAAATGGATAAACAAATATTAGTAGAATTAGTTCGCGGAAACCCAGCTTATCAGCAAGCAATTACGCAGATGGAGCAAAAGTTTGCAGATCAGCCTATTTCATCTGGCGACATTGATAGCTTGATTAAATTCTTAGAAGCGGCAGTGGATCATCCAGAGCATTACGATAAGCTCCGAGCTGCTGCCATTATGGATGGCAAGTTAGATCAAGATACGCTTCCGCCAGAATTCAATGCTCAAGTCATCATTTCATTGTTGATTGCATTGTATGGATTGCGAGATCGTATCGAAGGTAAAGAGCAACAGCCAAATCAAGGGATGATGCCGCAACCGCAACAGCGTCCTATGATGCCACCTGCGCAACCACCACAAGGCATGATGCCACCAATGCCACAGCAAGGCATGATGCCTGCGCAACCAATGGCACAAGGCGGTCTTGCAAGTGCCGCGCAACATATCCAAGCCGCTGGTCGTGGTGGCGATACGATGCTTGCGCATATCAACCCACGCGAAGCGGCTATGCTTAAAAACATGGGTGCATCAGGTTCTATCAATCCACGCACAGGTCTTCGTGAGTTTGGGTGGAATTGGAAAAGCATGATTAAAACCATTTTGCCTGCGGCAATTGGTGTATTTGCGCCAGCAGTAGGTAATTATCTTGGTAGCGCGGCTGGTTTTGGACTAGGTAAAGCAGGTCAAATTGCAGGAACAGCATTAGCTGCTGGTGCATTAGGTGCTGGTGCGGCAGCCTTAACGGGTGACAACATACTAAAAGGTGGATTGCAATCTGGTGTACTCGGTGGATTAAACGCTGGCTTAGGATCTGAAATTGGTGGTGCTATAGGCATTAAAAATCCAATTGCACAGTCAGCAGTGGGCGGTGCATTAATTGGCGGTGGTATGAATGCATTGACTAATGAAGACATTATGAAAGGTGCATTGCAGGGTGGTATTGGTGGTGCGCTTTCTGGTGCTGGCCCGCAATTAGCCAATAAATTTGCAACGGGAAGTCCAAACTTAGGTAGTGGCATAAATACAGCCGCACGGGTTGGCGGTAATATGCTGACAGCAGGTTATGAACCAGGTCAGGCAATTACATCAGGTGCATTAGCAGGTCTTGCGAAAGGAGTTTGGGATAAAAATTCTCCTGCTGATCAAGCAGTGAAACAAACGGCTGATGAAAATAGTGGTCAATTAGCAAAAGACACGTTAGGTCAAACACCACCTGCAACAGGCTCAGTACCACCTGCTGGCGATAAATCTATGGACTGGGGAACAATTGGTTTGCTTGGACTTGGTGGTGTTGCGGCTGCATCCATGCTAGGCGGATCTGATAAGGTACAACAAGCAATTGTATCATCACCTAAATTATCAACAGAGCAACAACAATATTATAATCAACCATCAACAACGCTAGATTATGATGCAATGGCAATTGATGCTGCAAAAGCAGGTCAAGACATAGGTACATTTGCTGCGCTTAATTATGGGCAAGGTTTGAACAAATATCGTATTGTAAAACCTTCAGCCAATCCAAATGCACCTGAGCCAGTATTAAAAGCACAAGGCGGTTTATCTCGAATTGCTTACTTAGCACAAGGGTCAGGATCGGGCAGAGATGATACAATAGACGCAAGACTTTCTGATGGCGAATATGTTATTGATGCAGAAACAGTGGCTTTACTTGGTGATGGATCAACTAAAGCCGGTGCTGCAAAACTTGATAAAATGCGTGCTGAACTTCGCAAACAAAAAGGCAAAAAATTAGCAAAAGGTCAATTTAGTACAGCCGCTAAATCGCCATTAGATTATATGAGAGGAGCAAGATAATGGGAACCTATTCACTGACATCACAAACGCCACAAACATCTTTTAAAGCTGATACTGGAACAACTGGTACACCAGCATGGATGCAAGCCGCTATTTACGATCAGATTCAAAACGCAATTGCTACGGAAGATAGACCTTATGTGCCATATGCTCTGCCAACAGTTGCGTCATTAGATCCTAATCAAACGCAAGCCTATTCTCAGGTTCAGAAAAATTCTACTGGGTTTAATTCACCAACAGGAATGAATGCTGGTCTTACTAATGCCGCTACAGCGATGAAGGCGTATCAGAATTCTAATACGGCTACAGGACTTAGCACGGGTCAAACTAGTTATTTGTCACCAAACACACCTACAACTTGGTTAGGAAATGCAGGTACAAATTGGAAATCGGCTGTGGATGCTAATCCTGCAACGGTTGGTACTGGCAACCTAGCAAGTTCTGCTACTAGTGCTGGCAATATTACAACTAATGCAGATCCTTATTTAACATCGGCTGATAAAGCTGCATATTCTGATGTGGGTAATTATATGAACCCATATCAGCAAAATGTAATGGATACACTGGCGCAACAAGCTGGTCGCAATTTAAGTGAAAATTTATTGCCACAGGTATCGGATCAGTTTATTAAAGCCGGTCAATTTGGTGGAAATCGCATGGGTGAATTTGGAGCGCGTGCGCTTCGTGATACTCAGCAAACATTACTCCAAGAACAAGGAAAATTAGCTAATCAAGGTTACACACAAGCATTGACTGCAAATCAAACAGACTTAGCACGTCAAGCAACGCTTGGGCAAACTGCTGGAAACTTAGCATCACAACAAGCACAAGCGTATCAAAATATTGGTCAAACACAAGGTCAATTAACTGCGCAACAGCAACAAAATTTAGCGACCATTGCAAATCAACAAGCACAACAAGCAGGTCAGCAACAACAACTTGGATTGACAGCCGCTAAAGATGTTCAAGGCGCACAAGCTCAAGATGCAACCCGTCAAATGGGCGCATTAAATGATTACAATACAATACTTGGTAATCAACAAAAAATGCAAAATCTTGATACAGCATCGCTTGAAGCGGCTGGTCAAGCACAGCAAGCACAAAAACAAGCTGAACTGACCGCAGCGCAACAAAAATGGCAAACTATGCAAGATTATCCTAAAAATCAACTTGATTGGATGAATGCACAAATTCGTGGTCTTCCTGCTAACACTATTCCAACCATTACAACGTCACAAACTAATACGTCAGGTCAAACTTATGCGCCATCAGTATTGCAACAATTAGCAAGTGGCGCGGCACTCGTAAAAGGTTTAACTGGTTAAAGGAAATACTATGTACGGTTATGAATTAGATGAGCTATTGAAACAATATGGCTTAAGCAATCCGACCAATACATATGGCGGCACGCCTATGCCAACTGGAAAAACGATTGATCCATTGCAACAAGATGCGTATGACGCGGATCAAACCAAGTATCAAGAATACTTAAAGGAATACAATAATCGTTTGCAAAATACAAACATGTATTCTGCGCCACAATTTCAATCGCCTGCTACTCATTCCGGTACATTTAACACACAAGTTGGTGGTGGAGTTGTGCCGCAGGTTGGCACACCAACTTATGAGAATTATGTTAAAAATATAAATGAAACATTAAAAAATAATCCAACAACAACGCAACCAGAATTAGTAGCGTTAATGGATAAGTACAATCAGAATCGTTATGACTTAGTTAATGCAACTGGTTCGTGGTGGGGTGATGTTTTAGGCAATCCTAATTATCAAAATTATTCAGCGTCATCTGCGTCATCTGCATCTACATCTACATCTACATCTGTAAGTTTAGGCTCATTAACTTCTGAATCTCTTGATTTGTCTTTAAATAGCAGTGCATCTGGTAGCATTAGTGGAAGCGTTAGTGTTAGTGGAAGCGTTAGCGGTAGTGGAAGCGTTAGTGTTAGTGATAGCGGTAGTGATAGCGGTAGCGGTAGTGGAAGCGTTAGTGTTAGTGGAAGCGTTAGCGGTAGTGG